ATGTTAATTGTTTAATATCTTCTAAACATGTTTCAATATTACCCATATACTTTTTATATAGTAACTTAGCACCTTTTTGCTCAAGCATAAACTCTGTCATTAAACGACAACGCTTGCCATCAATAACCATAGGAGTTAAGTTTGTAAAAGGTAAACTAAATATTAAACCAACATGGTTAACTTTTGTTCCAGTAAGAAGTTGAATTAGTTTTGCTCTCCACCAGCCTAATCCAGTAGTGTTATCATAAAAGGCTATATATACATCTGCTTTCATTAGTGTGTCTCACTCCAGTTTTTACCTATAGAATAATTGGCATCAATCCGTATCTTAAGCCCCAACTTTTCGCCAGCTTCGGTAGCAGCAGCAGTTATAACTTTACCAACCTCATCTGCTATATCTTTAGGACATGAATATTGAAGTTCATCGTGAACATAAGCAACTTGTTTAACAGCATTACCAAACTTTTTCTTAAGGTTTACATAAGCTATGCACATCCATAGTTTACTTACGATAGCACCAGAACCTTGTAGTAGTGTGTTTAGTGCTGCATGTTCTGATCTTACTGGAACAGTACGACCATCTGGTAACTGAACACCCTTAGTCTTTGCAACAGAATATTTTACTTCTTGTTGAACTTTATCTAATGCAGGAATTTCTTTTTGAAATTTAGATCTAATCTGACTACCAGCATTACGATTACCACCAATAATCTTACCTAGTTTTTCATCTCCAGCACCATAACAGTAAGCATAGATAAAGGTTTTGGCAGCATCTCTATTAGGAAGTCCTGCTGCTTTTTGATTATAAGTATGAATATCGTCATTAAGAATTTTATCACCATACTTACCATTATCATACTTAGCCATAAAATGGGATAGCATTCTTAACTCAAGACCTTGCAAGTCTGCGCCAACAAGAACATGATCAGACTCTATAGGGCAGAATAAAGCCCTAGCACGCTTGTCTTTGCTAACCTGTGCCATGTTCGGCTGACTATGGGTGCAACGCCCTGTAGCGGCTCCCTGTGCGTTTACAAGCCCATGAACGCGACCATCTCTAGAGTGGTGGATTCTTGTATTCCAATCTTCAACCTGTCCCATTAATTTAATACAGTCAAAGTATTGCACTAGTTTCTTAGCTTCAGGATAATTTAGTTTTGATAGAACTGATTCATCAACCTTTGGATTACCCTTGTCTGTTAGTGGTGCTTCCCATCCATACTTATCAAATAATCTACTAGCGATTTGCTGACGGCTACCGGGATTAAAGACCTCAATCTTATCCTTAAGACGCTTACCAGTTTTGGTAGACCATCTTTCTTCGACTTTATCTGGAAAGATAGTACGCATCTCATCTTCAATTTGAGCCTTTTCAATAAGAAGTTCTCCAATTAAACGGTCGCCGCCAGCAGCATCATAACCAAAACCAGTAAAGGTTTGTTCAGCAAGTACTTTAGATACAAGATGCTCAAACTGAATTACTCGTTGTGGTACTTTGCAGACAGATTGTTGATAGCGAAAGATCTCAGCCGTAAGCATAACATCTTGTGTACAGTATACAAGCATTTCATCACTAAACTTTTCCCACCCTCCTTGATAATCAATCTTATCATTCTTAAGGAATTTACCCCAAGCCTGAAGAGAGTTATCACCAAGAGGATGATCGTTAATATCTGGGTACATTAGTTTTGAGATAATTAATGTATCGTGATATTTAGTACATTTAAAATTACCAAGAATCTTACGAATAGCAGAGATATCAAAGAAAATGTTATGACCGATTATTAGGGTTGCTTTATCTAAAAGACTTACTAGGGTCATAATATTTTCTGGAGTAAATTTATAAGTAGTACCTGAGTCAAGATCGTGTGCTACAGCACAGTGAATAATAGTAGCTTCTGGAGTAATCTTGTTACCGTCAATAGCAACTTCATTTAATCCGTTAGCTTCAACATCAAGTACTAATCTCATAGGTTACTCCTTATTCAAAGAAATCATTAAGCTGTCTATTAACTCTAACAAATGTAGTTCTCTTTGGTAGATCCTTTAGTTTATCAGCACCAACATAAGTACATGCTGATCTTACACCACCAAGAATTGACTTCATTACTTCTGATATTGGGCCAGTATATGGAACATCTACGGTCTTACCTTCTGATGCTCTATAGGTAGCCACACCTCCAGAATACTTTTCCATGGCCGTATCTGATGACATTCCATAGAATCTCTTGTGAGTAATTGTATCACTTTCGTTATACACATCTTCACCAGAAGCTTCATTAGTACCAGCAAACATACCACCAATCATAACAAAGTCTGCACCCGCTCCAAATGCCTTGGCTACATCACCCGGACAAGTGCAACCACCATCCGATAGAACATAGCCATTAAGTCCGTGTGCGGCATCAGCACATTCCATGATACATGACAGTTGCGGATAGCCAACACCAGCAACCTTTCTAGTTGTACATACTGAACCGGGACCAATACCAATCTTAACAATATTAGCACCAGCCAATAGTAAAGCTTCAGTCATTTCACGGGACACAACATTACCAGCAATAATTGCTTGATGAGGAAATAAACTTCGTATACTAGAAACATATCTTACAAACTTTTCTGTATACCCATTAGCAACATCAATACAAATAAATCTAATACTAGGATATAGATCAATAATCTTTCTAGCTTTATCGACTTCAGCAAAGTTATCTTTACCCATACCCATAGTATATACTATGTTATTTGAAAGATTACCAGCCATAACATTTGCGTTTTTCCATTCATCTACACTATAGTATTTATGTAGTGCAGTTAGTGAGTCAAAGCTAGCAAGTTCTGAAGCAACTTCCCAATTACCAATTGTATCCATATTACTGGCAACAATAGGAACTCCGGTCCATTGCATAAGACCTGATGGCAGACTAAACTTAAATGTTCTTGACATAGATACTTCGCTTCTACTGTTTAGGGTAGAACGCTTTGGTCTAATTAGAACATCACGAAAATCTAGTTTAATATCTTCTTCTACTTTCATGTGATCTCCTGTGGAATTGTTTCTGGGCTATTAGAAAAATATACACAACTTTCATCAACCCAAGTAGCATTATCAATTTGTGCTCTAATAAAGTCTTGCATTTCTTCAAGAGTATTAAATGTTACAGTATCTCCGGGCATACCATAGTATAACTTAAAGATACCACATTCGTTTAATACATCACCTTTGTTAAGGATTACAGTTGTTGTTCCACTAATATCAATAGCCTTCAATAGTCTATTTAAATCTAAAAAATCAACTTTACGCTGGCGACCAGTAGTAGTGCCGTATTCCTTACCTATAGCTCCAATCTTTGAGCGTTCAGGACAAGTTAAGAAAGACTCAGGAAATCGTGGATCATTACCAGATCTAGTATCATACATCTTTGCAACACCAACGACATCTCCAATATCTCTAAAAGAAAAACCAAGAGAACAGGCAGCATAAGGCAAAGTCTCTGAACTAGTTGTATATGGTGGATTACCTTGATTAATATCTAACCACATACCTTGAGCACCCTCACAAAGAATCCTATCACTACCACAGAATCCTCTATCTTCAGGCCATAGTAAATCTTCCATCTCAACAGACTTAAGAAAATTCTTTGCTAAAGCAGATTTTCGTAATGCCTTATCAGAATAACATGGAGCAATACCACAACCAGTAGTTCCTAATTCTTTCTGAAGATACATTTCATCATAACGAATATTTTCTGGTGTAATAAAGCTAGCGTTAGGATGAATCCAAAGTTTTTCCATTGGATTAAATCCTGCGTTTTCTAGATATCTAATTTCTTGCTGTAGTTTAAAATAATCTACTACACAATTAGGACCGATGATACAGTCTTTATTATGAAAGATACCGCTTGGAATTTGGTGGGTCTTGTACTTCTTACCATCTACATATACTGTATGACCAGCATTAGGTCCACCATTCCAACGACACACATACTTATAAGGAAACTTCTGGCAATAACCAGATACAACTTTACCTTTACCTTCATCACCCCAAGCAAGACCAAAGACAATATCAACTATTGGCATATTAGGTTCCTTCTGTTTGAGTTACATTATTATTTGGGTCATATACAACTTGACCACCATCGTCTATTGCAAAGCCAACTTCCTTAAGTCTACCAGTTTTACGATCATAATACAAAGCAGTAGCAATACCAGCACGGCCAGTTAGACGATTCTTTAGTACACGAATTAGAGTTGTATTCGCAATAGTTTCATCTGCATTCTGACGATCACGCTCAAGAGCTACTACAGTATTTGGTACTGATGACAATGCACCTGAACCACGAAGATCTTGTAGCGTAATACGATCACCTTCTTCATATGCTTTATCAGTCTTCTTAAGTTGAGATACAATATCAACATGAACACCAGTACGAACGGCAAGAGATCGTAGTTCCTTCATAAGTGTATCAATAATGATACGCTCTGAGTTACCACCATCTGTATCCTTATCGTGCATACCCATAAGACCAGCTGCGGCGGCGGTAATGTGATCTAAAACAATCACATCAACCTT